GGAAATAATGTTATTATTATGTAGTGTGCCATTCTTATCTTATGGCCTTGCAATTTTAGTGTATGCAATCATAGGCACATTTTCAGAGGACAGACTCACTGGAACAATATTACCTATGTATACCCTGATTTTTAACACTCTTGCAACCTATGCATTTTTTAGGTGGGCGGTGAAAAAAGTTGAAAAAAGTTCTTGACATTATCTCCATTTTCCCCTATACTAAATAAAGATAGAGAAATATGGAGATTTAAAAATGGATGCGATAACACACACATTGCTTGCAGTGGTATGTATGGCAGGGTGTTACTTCTGGGGCCGATATCTTTCTAAGCGAGAAATCTTGGAAGATGTGATTGAGAAAATGCTTATGTCTCTGGAAGAGGGTGGTTTTATCAAGATCACAGAAGACGAGAATGGCGAAAAAGAACTTGTAAAGGTGGCGTAATGAAAAAAATTATTTGTATTGTTGCAACTGTCGTTGCTATTTCTGGATGCACCGCACATGGTGGTGGTTTGAGTAATAAGACAAAAGGTGCTATGCTTGGTGGTGTTGCCGGTGGTTTTGTTGGAAATCAGTTTGGTCGTGGCTCTGGAAATGCCGCAGCAACAGCATTGGGTGCTGTGATGGGTGTTCTTTTTGGCCAGTCTTTATCTGAGGATAACACCAAAAAATAAAAAAAGTTCTTGACAAACTTCCCATTATGGGTTAGTATTATATTATGAAAAAGTTTCTAGTTCCCTTGTTCTGTCTCTCCTCTGGAGCTGTGTTGGCATCAGAAAGTAATTGTGATTACAAAACTAATGTCAACACAGATTTCCAAGGGACTATAACTTCATCTAAAAACTACAATAAATCGACATATCCTCATGTTGAGGATACTCGTAAATGCATCGTCAAACTTGATGTAAAAATTAGTAAGTCTTGGTATCCAACTTCCGGCACATATATTTTTGGTCCTGACATGACAGAGACTTCTGCTTGTAAACGAGCAGAGGTTAGAGCCAAAGAATCTATCCTTAGAGAAATTGTTCCAGAAAAATTGAACAGAACATTGAATCAAAATTGTGTTGTCAATGTAAAAACAATTCCAGTTAAAAAAGTTCCCGATGAAAAAAAGAAAGTTGTGATCAAAAAGTCTTCTACCCAAGTTTTTGGGCAGTGGAAAGAGAGTGGTTGGAAAAGTGTTTATTCACCTGTTACAAAAGGTTGCATGGTGGCAAAACTGATACCAACCACAGTCGTTGTAATCAATGGTCAAAAGGTGGCCGCTTACAAAGAGGTATGTAAAATAAGATGAAGTATCTAATAGGATTTGGGGTTGGAGTTTTAGCAACTATGTTCTATCCAGATTTAGTCCCTTATATCAAGAGCGCTTTTATTGAGTCGGGTGTTCGTGATTCCGCTGTAGAGACTCTAATGAGTGTAAAGTGAGGTTAAAATGTATATGATGGGTGTGGTCGTAAAAGCAGTGGCATTGAGTGTGCTATTGGTAATAATAGTAATGGGTTTAGGTGCTTGCGGTAACACGGTAAAAGGTATCGGAACAGACATTGTGAAGATGGGTGAAAATATAATGAAAGAGGAGACAAAAGATGTTGTCAGTAAGTAAAGCTGCCCTCATGGGATGTGTAAGTTTGATTGCATTAAGCGCATGTCAAACCACACAAGACAGTGCCACGCCTGGCACAAGTAAAGCGGTCAATGTGACTTATGAATATAAGCGTGACCGTGTAAAAGAACAACTGGATAACATTCCAGATTGGTTCAAGAAACAGCCAGATGATAATGGTAATATCTTCTCTGCTGGAACGTCTGTAACGCCTGACTTGCAGTTCTCTATTGATGCTGCTGTCTTGAATGCCAAGGTGGTATTGGCAGATAGGATTAATTCTAGATTGCGTTCTCAAGCAAAGCAGTTTAAAGCCAAGGTTGGTTCTGGTGATCTTGATGCGTCTGTCATGTCAGAGTTTGAACGTGCGGTCAAAAATATTATAGCAGATACAGATGTGTCTGGTTATAGTATGAGTGAAGTTGAGATTGTTCCACACGGCACTCAATATCGTGCATATGTTCTGTTGGAATATTCTGATGCCGAAGCAAGGAAAATTCTGACAAATCGGTTGCGTAAAGACCGTATGTTGTTTGATAAGATTCGGGCCACTAAAGCATGGAGAGAGTTGGATGAAAATGCTGACAAGCAAAAGCAAGAGGATACTGATCGCATCAAGCGTGAGTTGTCTACTCTTGATCCCAAGCCAAGTCAGGGCACTTGAGCCTATCTCCACTGTCATCGGCATAGTAGGTGGTCCGATTTTCTGTAAGATGATTGAATGCAAAAAGGTAGAGACAAACTATCTTTTTGCAGAATATCCAGAAAAGAATAAGGCGAGACTGGCTGAGATGCGTAGTAACTTCAAGTGGGGTGGTTACTATGAAGAGAATGAGTGTGTCGATTCTTATGATAAAGAACTTGACAAGAAACATACCGCATGTTATATTAAAGGGAAATGGGAGATTGTGAAATGATTACAGCGTTGATTGTGTTAGGTGCAGTTGTTGTTGTTAATGATGTTTTGTATATGGTGATAAGTTAATGAGTGGAATGCATATGCTTCCTGTGTATTATACAACTACTAATACACGCAAACGCAAGGCAGGCAAGAAGACCCAGAGTCAACTTGCTGCCGAGCGTGACCATGAAAAGTTTCTAAAGAAGATGGGTATTGGCTCTCGTAGCTCAGTAGGATTAGAGCAACGGTCTTCTAAACCGTGGGTCACAGGTTCGAGTCCTGTCGAGAGCGCCAAACCAACGGTCATGTATGACTCCTCTATGGCAAAGAAAGAGGAGAAGGTCTATACAGGAACCGAAATTATAGGTATCGCACAGATGCATAAATCTAATGCGGTTCCTGTTCGTGGAAAGAAACAAGCAGCAGAAGTTGCTACAATGAGGAGAAATTAAGTGCGAGTTGAAGTGCGTAATAATAATATTGATGGAGCATTGCGTGTTCTAAAGAAGAAGTTACAACAAGATGGTTTGTTTAATGAGATGAGAAACAGAGAAGCCCATGAGACAAAGGGTGAAAAGCGTCGAAGGAAACAGGCCTCTGGTCGCCAACGATGGCTCAAAGAACAGAGGAAAAGATTAGATGAGTATGGATTCTAGGAATAAATAGAACAATGGCTAAAAAAATTACATCAAAGACCGACAACAAAGGTTGGACTGACCCTTCTAAGAGGAAGGTTCGTAAGAAACGCAAACCTATGACAGAGGAGCAAAAGGTTGCAGCAGCAGAGCGTCTTGAGAAAGCCCGTGCTGTTCGTGCTGCCAAAAATCCTGACTATGGTATGTCTAGTATTCATGAGAGTTTGCGTGATGTACCAGATGATGCTCCAATTAATCCAAAGAAAGTAAAGCAATGGATTAAGACGCAAAAAGAACTTGCGTCTATGGAACGTAGAAATGAAAAGAAAAATGTGAAAGGTGCTCTTGCTCGTAAATTAATCCATGAAGGATATGTTCGTAATATGCAGAGGTATCTACGAGATGGTGATTGGGTTGATTATTTCTATGGTGAGCATCAAGAGAAAAAGATAGGTCGTATCTGTATAGGACAAGCTTACTATTGGGAAGGGCCTAGAAAGGGTGAGCCAAAGTTTGATGTTGGCACATACTATCCACTTTTAGGAACAGTCTATACTCAAGAAATGTTTAACGAAGACAGAGGTATCAGTGATGACAGAGGACCAGAAGGAAAACCCAAGCGCAGAAAACGTAATAAAAGGGCCGTGGAAGGCAAGAGGAAGAAAAGAAGTAGTAGTTCCTGATGTTGATGTAATCGCAATTCAAGAGAACATCATGTTCGCTGATGATCTAACGGAAACTCTTCTGGTGCAGATGATACATACTATGGGAGAGAACGGTATTGACATTGGTGGTAAAGAATTTGTCAGAGACATTGGATTTGTTATTGAAGCAGTCAAAGGTACAATTTACCGTGACATGCAGTTAGCACACCCTATGAATAGGATTATGGAGTTGCTGACAAAAATTAATGTTGATGAGAAGAATAGTACGCATAGTCAAGTTGATTTAGAGCTGCTTGATAAAGTTAGTATTGATGAAATTGATATAGACAACGAACCAACACCCGCATGAGGTTATAATGATTTTAGTTGATATGAACCAGATTAGTCTGGCAAGTGTGATGATGCACTTGAACATTACGAAGAGAGATAGTGTTGAGGGTGGTATGGTCCGACATATGATTCTCAATTCTCTTCGCATGTATCGTGAGAGATTTTTTAAAGAGTATGGTGAGCTAGTTATTTGCTATGACTCTAAACACTATTGGCGTAGAGATATTTTTCCACAATACAAAGCAGGGCGCAAGAAGACAAGAGACTCATCTAGTCATGATTGGGATGATATCTTTGAGTTTCTAAATGCGTTCAAAGATGAGATGATTGAGTTCATGCCCTATAAGGTATTGGAAGTTTATGGTGCAGAGGCAGACGATATCATCTATGCGTTGACTCGTGAGTTTGAACATGATATAGGCAAGACACTAATCTTATCTGGAGATAAAGATTTTATTCAGTTACAAAGATATGGGAATGTAACACAGTATAGTCCTATCACCAAAAAATTTGTGAATGGTGTGAATTGGAATGACTATCTCAATGAACATGTTTTAAGAGGGGATACAAGTGATGGTATTCCTAATGTGTTATCACCAGACAACACTTTTGTAAACGGATTGCGTCAAAAGCCATTGGGCAAAAAGAAAATACAATCATGGTCAGACCATGACATTGAGGACGTTTTGCCTAACGATGAAGTAAAACGTAACTATCAAAGAAACAAAAAACTGATTGACCTGACAGAATCACCCAAAGAATTATTTTTGGAGTGTCTAAAGGCATACGATGATGCCCCAGAAGGTGATCGAAGTAAACTACTAAATTACTTTATAAAGAATAGGCTCAATGAGCTAATGGATTCTATAGGAGATTTTTAATGCCATACACACCACTATTTCATGAAATTTTAGAGAAGGTAGCGAAACTAAAGACAAAGAAACAAAAGGTTTCTCATTTGAAGGAACACAACACACCAGCACTTCGCATGGTTTTGAAATCGTCTTTTGATCCCAATATCATTTGGGCGCTTCCTGCTGGTGCGGTTCCATATAAACCAAATGATGTTCCAGAGGGCACAGAGCATACCTTGCTTGCTTCTGAAGCAAGTAGACTGTATCATTATGTTCAAGGTGGAAACAATGCGCTTTCTCAAAACAAGAGAGAGTCCATGTTTGTTCAGATGTTAGAAGGTCTTCATCCATCTGAAGCTGAAATTGTGGTTGCTGCTAAAGATAAGTCACTACACAAGATGTATAAAGGATTGTCTGATAACGTAGTCAAAGAGGCTTTTGATTGGGATGACAACTACATGGTTGTTGAACACGATAGACATGTGACGGTAGATGGTCCATCAAACATTACAAGCAGAGTTTAAAGAGCTAGAATACATTGCTGCCGACTTTCTAGAGAAGGAAGACTTTGAGTCAGCAGCTAAGTGTTATAGACAGTTGGTTGTGGATGATCCATACGATGCTAGAGCATATTATAATTTGGCAATCATACTGCATGACTTATCCAAGTTTGCGGAGTCACTTGCTTGCTATGAGCAAGCAATAAAACTAGGATACCACAACCCTGCCAGAGCAAATTTGAATACTGGTATGAACTATCTTAAAATGGGAGACTTCAAAAGAGGATTTCATTATGTTGATTTGAAGTCAGATGGTGCGTGGAGACTAGGAAAAAACTTTGCTTTCAATCAAGAGGCGTTATCTCATATTGATTTGTGGGAGGGCCAATCTCTTGAGGACAAAACCATACTGATATATTGTGAACAAGGATTTGGTGACAACATACAGTTTGTCAGGTACATTCCACAAGTTAGGGAGTTAGGTGGAAGAATCATATTCTCTTGCTATGACCAGTTGTATAACATATTCAAGAATAGTCCTATCTTAAAAGGTGTGGATGTTATGAAGGGTGCTTCACTCAACTCAGCTGAGTTAGACTTTAAAATCCCTCTGTTGAGTCTTCCTAGAGTTCTAGAAGCCACCATAGATAATATACCCCACACTGATGGGTACTTATCAAAAACTCATTGCAAGGATTGGAACTTGTCTGATGAGGGTATGAATGTGGCGTTGGTGTGGGAGTCGAGTGGACTTGATACTCGACGTTCCATACCCCTTGAAACGATACTACCTCTCTGTGAACTTCCTAACGTCAATATGGTAAGCATACAGAAGGGTAGTGCCATGTTTGACTACAGACGCAATCCAGATATAAAAACCTTCTTACCAAGTCTCGGTGAGAGAATAAGAGACTTCTCTGACACAGCTGATATACTATCTCAAGTAGACTTGTTGATATCCACAGACACAGCACCTATTCATATGGGTGGAGCATTAGGTATTCCAACGTGGGGGCTGCTTCATTTCTCTGCTGACTGGCGTTGGTTTCGAGAGAAGAACTATCCTGATACTAGTCCTTGGTACGAATCAGTGCGAATCTACCGTCAAAAAGAGCCTGCAAATTGGGGTGAAGTGGTGGAACGAGTAAAAATAGACCTAAAAAAAATATCAAGTCCTTGAAACTAAACGATTCTTTTCTTCATTATTTTCTTGACAATATCTCTCATATGTCGTATTATATGTATAGTGATGATGAACAAGAGGTTCAGATGATTGGTGTCGAAGTTACTGGTGGTGTCAAGAAGGACAGAGAATTGGCCGAGGAGATTGTCTGGTTCTGTCTGGATAAGATGTTGCCCCGCCATCGTGCCTTGAACGTCACTGTCTTGTTGACCAAGACATATGAAGAAGGTGCCAAAGGGTTCTGTTATCAGGAAGATGATGACCGTGACTTTGTGATTGAGGTTGACCATCGTTTGACCAAAGCAGAGGGCGTTGAAGAGTTCATTGACACAGTTTGTCATGAGATGATACATGTGAAACAGCACGCTACGAAGAGGTTGATTGACCGTGTGCGTGGTGGTTACAAGAAGTTGTGGAAGTGTCGTGATGGTAAGTATCGTAACTATCTGAAGACTGCTTATGAGAGACAGCCTTGGGAGATAGAGGCCCATCGTGACAGTGGTAAATACATGAAAGCTTTTAAAAAGGAGTACTATGGATATGAGTAAGATGAAAAACTATTTGATGGATATCGAATCATGGTGTGATGGATATGTATTCGGTGGTGATGAGTTTGACATTGATGAGGTCGCTCACAAGGTCAATGTATGTTTTGAGTCAACTATGGCTGCTGATTATGCCAAGGATTATCTAACAAAGAAGTATGGTGAATGAAAGAACTCATAACTGCTGGTTTGTTGTTTGTCGCTGCCCCTCTTGAGGCGATAACAACAGAAAAAACAATCTACGCCTCTGATGAACATGTTCAATGTCTTGCTATGAACATGTATCATGAGGCAAGGGATCAGGGCACAGCAGGGAAACTTGCTGTGTCTGCTGTTGTAATGAATAGGGTGAACGATAATAGGTTTCCCAATTCGGTCTGTGAGGTTGTCTTGCAGGGGCCAACTAGACCATCTTGGAAAGACCCCAGCGTTTCATATCCAATCAAAAATAGGTGCCAGTTCAGTTGGTATTGTGATGGTAAG